TCACTTTCTAAAGCACTTAGACCTAAGGCAGACAACTAATGCAACATTTTTATGACGGACAAATAAGACGATATATTACGCAAATGATCCGTCTTATGAGTAATTTTAGTTACAAAGATGGTAGCGGTAAATTAACACAAATACCTGTTATGTATGGTGATCTAACACGTCAAGTATCAAGCATTATACGTGATAATTCAGAAAACAAAATTCCTTCTGCTCCTAGAATGTCTGTTTATGTAACAGGGCTTGAAATGGATAGAACACGCACTAGTGATAGCAGTTATGTCAACAAATTAAACATAAGAGAACGTGCTTATGACAAAGACGGCCAAGAATATCTTAATTTTCAAGGTAAAAATTTTACAGTTGAAAGATTGATGCCTACTCCTTACACACTGACATGTAATGTTGACATTTGGAGTACAAATACAGATCAAAAGTTACAAATAATGGAGCAAATATTAGTATTGTTTAATCCAAGTTTAGAAATACAAACCACAGATAATTATATAGACTGGACTAGTTTGAGTGTGGTTAACTTAGAAAGCATGACATTTAGTTCAAGATCTATTCCTGTAGGCGTAGATTCAGAAATTGATGTAGCTAATATGACATTTAGCACGCCTATATATATTTCTCCACCTGTAAAAGTCAAACGTTTAGGTGTTGTCGCAAATATTATTACAAGTATATTTGATGAATCTAAAGGAGATATAGAATTAGGACTTAGTGGTCCAGATCTAAATAGATTTGACGACAGTATTAAAGTTGGAACAGTATCAGAAGGAAATGACAAAGATAGAGATATAAACACTGATGTTGAAGATACTGTGGTCACTACAACACATAGAAACTATGGTGCTTTTGTTGATGGAAATACTGTACAACTTGTTCACAGAGGTACTGTCGGTGGACAACTTTGGGATGATCTAATAGAAGCACACCCTGGACAATATCAAGCAGACATTAGTAGAATACATTTTACTAAGCTAGATACTGACAGTACAATTACTGGAACTTTTGGAATAAACGAACTTAATCCAAGACAATTAATTGTTAATTGGGACTCTGATAGTTTTCCTAGCAACACAGTAATTTCCGGTCCTGCTAGAGATACGAATAGCTTAACATCAATTGATTTTATAATAGATCCTACGTCTTTTAACCCTTCAGATATAAAAGTAAGTGGTGCAAGAATACTACTTTTAGCAGATATAGGTGACGAGAAAAATACAGATGGTCCAGATGCATGGAAAGCAACTAACGGAGAGGACCTAATAGCAAGTGCAAATGATATAATTGAATGGACTGGTTCAAAATGGCAAGTAGTCTTTGATGCTTCTGAAACCAGCACTATTACCTATATTACAAATTTGACTACGAATATCCAGTATAGGTGGGATGGTACAGATTGGCTTAAGAGTGTTGACGGACTGTATCCAAGAGGTACATGGAGACTTGCACTCGAAGGCTAACTATTTGTATGAAAGAAATAGTTTGCAGTGGTGCAATAATATACACACTAGACACCCAAAGATTTTTATTTTTACACAGAACAAACGGTAAAACTACCCGTACTTGGGGGCTTGTAGGTGGTACTAATGAAGGTACAGAAACACCTTGGGAAGGATTGACACGTGAAATAAATGAAGAAATAGGCGATATTGAAATCAAAAAAACAATACCTTTAGAAACATTTGTAAGTAACGATCAAAAATTTAAATTTCATACCTATCTTTGTGTTGTAGGCAAAGAATTTATTCCTAAATTAAATAAAGAACACAACGGTTATGCTTGGTGTGCTTTTAATTGTTGGCCAAAACCTTTGCATAATGGTTTGAAGAATACATTAACCAATAAAGTCAATCTAAGCAAACTAGAAACAGTATTTAAAGTTGTAGATTTAATGGAGTTATAATGAGTGATACTACAATAGAAACCCCTTATGGCATGGATTTATTATGGGCAAGTCATAAAGATTATGCTTGCAAGATTTTAGTTTTTCATAAGGCTAAAAATAGGACCAGCATGTATTTTCATAAAAATACAGATAAAACTTGGTTTTGTAATGCAGGTAAATTTAAGTTAAGATATGTTGATGTAAAAGATGGTAAAATGTATGAAGCTGAACTAGAAGAAGGCAAAGTATTTAATGTGCCTCCTCTAATGCCTGTGCAATTAGAAGCATTAGCTGACAATTCTAGTATAACCGAAGCAAGTAATGGATATGACGAATATGACATTTATCATGTTATACCAGCAGATAAATGGGAGGAAGAGAAAAATCATGGATAATTTTAGTCTATCAAAAGAATCTAAATTTATACAGGAATGGGATCGTTTTACAGCTGGTTTAAAACAGGTTGAAAATGAAGAATATGCCTATCAAATAAACATTTTAATGGATGAATTGAAAGGTTTAGTTGCTAAGATAGATATAGGTCACGATGCAGATTACAATGGTTACATAAATCCTCACGGTTTGGTTGAAACACGGCATAAAATACAAGAAGTACGCCATCAACTATATCAAAAATTCCAAGAAATGGGTGTTACAGTGCGTTAAACGCTTTCACTGTAATTGTTCCTACCATTGCAGTATGGTTAGTACACTGATATCTCCAATTTCCACTTATACCAAAAGGCACATGCCAATACAAAGTACCAGATGTTTTATCTTGTGCATTAGATCCTGTAGTTTTTACACCACTAGGTGTATAATGTACCAATCCTGTATCATATTGTGTACCGGTATTATCTTGAATTTGGAACGGGTGACTGCCTAAAGTCCCACTGTTTAAATTAAAAGCAATAGTAGTACCTGAGATAGCATAAATTGTTGGATTAAGAGTGCTGTAATGACTGTTAAACCTATATCCATTTAATCCATCTGCACTTACATCTAGTCTTACTATAGCTTGTTCAGCCACTAAGTCAATTTTTAAACCAGCAGTGGTAACATCTTGTAAATCATCAAAATCTGTTGCTCCTCCTGTTGCACTGCTGTTTATAGTGATCTGTTTTGCACCAGTATCTACACCAAATGTTACGTTAGACCCAGGAGTAAGTATTAATGTGTCTGTAGAACTTGCGGCAACTATATTATTGCCATCTGCGGCAATGGTTGAAAAACTGTTTGAAGCGGCTCCGCCACCACTAGCGGCTATTGTAACTACGCCGTTTGATACTTGTACACTTGCACCTCCTGAACCTTGGAACTGTATGGTACTTCCTATAGGAACACTGCTACCTGTGCTGTCATCACCAACAAAAATTATTTCATCGCTACGATCTATTATCTGATTGCTTGTTATACTTAAAGCAGTTTGATGCTGTAATACACTGCTTTGAGTAATATATTGATTAGGTACATTGGCCCATACCACAGCTGATGTAAGATCATTAGTTTCAGATGTAATAGCTCCTAATCCTGCTGCTGTTGGCGGTGTATATCTAAATACTCCAGTAGTGTTGTCATAACTAATTGCTCCGTTTCCGCTGGCAACAAGTTCGTTACCTACACTAAAACTTGAAAGTGTAGCCACTGTTGGTGTATTTGTAAAATTACCATAATCTAGATAGTACGAACCATCAAATCCGTCTAATGTATCGGCATCTGTTCCCGCACCTCCTGTGGTTGCGTCAACACCTGGCGCCCATTTTGTACCGTTCCATTTTAAAACTTGCCCTGTTGTAGGAGCCACTGTTGTTGTATCTACATCGCTTAAAAAATCTACACTAAAAGCACTTAAATTAATTGTTACATCTGAAGTGTCAGTTGCAATAGCTGTGGCAATATTAGTACCACCTAAAATATTCAAAGTATCTTCGCCTGATGCAATAGTTTGACCGTCATCACTTACAATAGTTTTAAATGTGTCACCGCTTCCACCACCACTTCCTAAATCATCATGATTTGCAAGTCTTATCCAAGCACCAGCATGTGCATAATATGCGGCACCTGTGGAATGTACATGAGCAAACATTCCATGGTATGTAGTTGCAGATGGTAAATCAACAAGGTTATCATAAACATTTGCAA